TATACGTCCCGCTCAAAGTCTGCGCCCCACCAAACAATACATCAATGAAACGCCGAGGATTTTGGAGCGTGACGACATCACCCGTCGTGGCATTGTAAGATGTTGGCCCTGTTCCATACCCTGCAAAGAGTTGGCGGTATCCTACATAATCAGGGTATCCGTTAATAAAGTTGAGGATCATCGCTACTCCTTAGTGTGGGGGCAAATATCTCTACTCGCCCCTGTCGTGATTAGTCCTGGATCATCGGAAGAGTCAACAGCGTCTTGAGTGTATTGCCGCTGGTCCCTGTGTCTTGTGCTATGCCTATGGTCGCCAGAGCAAACGTCGTGGTTCCCGTCTGCACTGTGCCGTTGCTCGTAGCATTGACAAAGTTTCCGTTGGTGATCGCTCCGCTCGCCAAGACTGAAGCTAAACCGCTTTCCTGCACGAAGCCGTAATTCCCCGGAGTGATAGCATTCAGGAATACAACAGCACGGCCACTGATTGGGGAAGGATTATCTGCACTCGTGACGACATTCGGAGAAGCGTACAACTGCGCCGCTACCACGCCTGCCGATCCACCGATAGCCGTCAAGCTGAAGGTTGGAATTGAAACGTAGCCGAATCCACCATTCAGGACTGTAGCCGAGGTAATCGTTCCGCCAGAACCAACTACAATCTGGATGCTAGCTCCTGAACCGCCACCGCTACCTAATGTTGCTGCGATGGTATAGACGCCCGGAGTCTGGCCCGTTCCAGCATTCGTGATGACCACATTCTGTACTAATGAACCAGCACGCATATAGCCAACGGTTCCAGTCTTGACATTGGCAACGGTTGCACCGGAGTCAACCTGAACATAGCGGTAGCGTCCCCAATGGCAAAGACCTGTTACCGTATTCGACAGGGCATTTGCCTGCTTTTCGGTAAGGTCGAAGTAGTCTCCTACTTCCAACCCTCCCGTGTTGTACTGCTGATTCGTGACCGGATCAACTAAGCCTGTCGCGGACGGAGAGTTCGCGGTGTTGAGTCCACCCCAAATCGGGATTATTGGTTGGTTAGGCATCTGCGTTTCTCCTTCTGCAACAAAACTTAGTTATTGAAAATTCCCGAGTTGAACCCAAAAGCATACGCGGAATGACGAGGCTGGCAAATGTAAAGGTTTGTTGCCACGCGCATGAAGATTGCATCGATGGACACGTTGTTCGGCATCGGCGCTCTGCGGATTCCGTAATTCCAACCGCTCTTGTTCGTAGGCCGAACCTTGAATGACTCCGGCTCCAAGAAGTAAAGAACTTCTGAAGGCTGGATCACCACGTTCGACGGCAGATTAGAACCTGTTGGCGAGAAGTTGATCGGAGCCGCACCATTGTAGAACTGCGGAGTCGTGAACGCCACTGTCGTGGTGCTCGATCCTACGCCGTCCTGCAAATTAGCATTGCCCTGTCCAGCATCTTCAGGAGCCAGAGGAATATAGTTCTGAGCCTGCGCCGAAGGGGCCAGAGGATCGGCATAAATGTCGATACCGTCGAAGTTGAAGCCTCTCCACGCGATGTCGTGATTCTTGTTGCTTACGTCTCTGCGCTGCGCGTCAAGAGCAATGGCAATGGCAGAGTAGCCGAAGGTATTGGTAATGCCTAATGTCGGATTACCACCCGTCACTGTGCATTGCGCCTTCAACTGAGTCATGGCCGCAAAGTCAATCTGTCCTGGCGTTCCGGTTGCTCCACCAAGATAGAGAGGCGTCGAGTTCAGCGAGATTCCTACCGCGCCGTTTCTCACCTGACCGCCATAGTTCGTGTAGCGGTTGCCGTAAATGGAAGGATCGATGCCGTTATTCAGTGCTTCGTCCATACCATTGATGGCCTTGATGCGGTTGTCGCTGATGGTCGCCGAGGATGGCTGTCCGTGACGGAAGGAGTCCATTTCCAAGGCCGTATTCAGGCCAAGGACCATGTTCTCCATGTACGCTTGGTACTCGTCAATGATCGTCGGAGGACCGGAGTTGATAACACCGCCAGTGCCAGAACCATCATCGTAAAGAGCGTCGTCCATCGGCCACCATGCAGCGTAGAACTTCGGCAGGAATTTAATGCCGGAGTTAATCTGCTGCGCAGTCACCGTGACCGTCTGACCGGAGTCCACAGCCGCGTACTGAGTGCGGCCATAGAGAACATTCTCTCTCATGCCAGCGCCACCAAGGAACGGGTCCCATACGCCTGCACGACGTAACTTTGCTTGGAACGGGGTCCCCACGAAAAGGTTATTCCAGAGCACGCCGACTCTTACTGCCTCTAGCTCGCAGGCGTCCACTAATCCGTACAATGGGTCGTTAGGCATGACGTATTTCTCCTTTTATTTCACAAACTTACGCTACCGCTTGGTCTTTCTCTGCAATCGTGTCGCGAATCATCTTTGCTGTCTGTACGCGACGTTGACTTTCGTTCATCATCAGTGGATCAGGAATATCCTTCGCCACTACCTGACGCTGTAATTCAGGCATCTTGGAAGATATTGCAACCCGAACGTCTGGATTGTTTGCGTGCTGCTCAGCGCGAGTCTTTTCCTTCGCCGCGAACTCAGCTTCACGCGCATCAAACTTCTGTTTCCACTCAGATTCCTTTTCGGTTGATGCCGCTAAACGAATCTCATCGTCATGCGCCTTAGCAACCGCTTGACGCTGCTCTTCTTCCTTCTCCGCAAACCGGAAGGTACGCGCAGCATATTCCATCGGATCGAGTTTCAATTGATCGGCTTTGGAGATAAGTTCGGAAGGAGGAATCGGAAGAGGAGCACCGTTATATAACCTCTGGTATCTCCACTGGACATTGGCAATGGTATTAAATCCATCACTTGCGCGTGCAATCAAAGCGTTCGTATCAAATACCGGACTGCCGTTAGGACCAGGAACAAATCGGCCTTGTGCATCTCGGCTCCCGCTTGCAGCATCGGGCGTGACGGCGGTAGGAGTAAAAGCCGGAGCGTCGGCAGGAATCAGTCCTAGTTCTTTCAGGCTTTCCCTTTGCGCCTTGTAAAAAGCTGCTTCGGCTGCGGCGTCTGAGGCTTTTCTTGCTAATTCCTGTTTTTCCTTTTCCCATGCAGCTACACCAGGGTTGTAAGTATTTTGCCAAAACTCATCAACACTGCGCTTCTGAAGTTCTGTTGCTTCCTGTGCCGTTTTTGCTGCGGCTACCGCTGCTTCTGCCGCTTTCCTGTCGGCATCTGCCTTCGCCGCTGCGTCCTGTGCGGCTTTTTGAGCAAGATCGGCAGTATTCAGTACACCACCAAGGCTGTTCATAACCTTTGCGTCAAGAGCATCTATTTGTTCTTGGCTAAGCCCGGATTGTTTGAGCACTTCAGCTAATGTCGGCATAATTCACTATTCTCCCGGATTTCCTTACTACTTAATACTGAGGTTGCTGACTCGTTGGCGTAGGCTGCGAAGGTGTAACCATCGCCGTCTGCGCTTCACCAATTGCTTGCACGATCTTGTTCATCTGACTGGCAATCTGAGGGTATGCTTGACTCACCTGAGTCGCGACTTGCGACCAGTTGCCAAGGAGTTGCTGGATTTGATTTGCTGGGCCTTGCGATGGTGGGCCTTGCTGTGGTCCCCCTTGAGGGGGCTGTGGCCCGCCTTGAGGAGACGGAGGAGCGCCAGCTCCTGGACCTTGCGGTGGGGAACCGGCGCTTTGATCTGACATTCCTGGCATCGATGGTGTAGCCATTGTTCCTCCGTTCAGGGGTTAATGACTACTTGATGGCCAGCTTCTTGGCGCTGTTCTTGCGACCGCGACCCTTGCGGGACTTCTTGGCGACGTGAGCTGCTTTTGCTACGCGATGCTTTTTCATGGTGTTTCTCCTTTGGTTTCAAGTTTGGAGCAAACAAAACCGGCTAGAGCCGATTCTGCTCTAGCCGGGGCTTAATCCCAAAGGTGGGGGGCTCGCGCTATGTATGGCGCTTTCGCGCCTTTAAAAGAAATAGACTAAACCTAATGATTTGTCAAGTCTTTTCTGCAATTTATTTTATCGCAGAATTTTTCTTTGCGAATTACCCCATGTCTAAATATGGGGGCTTCCGGCGCTTTTTCGCTAAAGTTCCTTGGTATCTACGTTTAATATCTGGCGGATTTCTTCACTCTTTCCCTCTGGCACCTTGGTATTTTGCTCGATATTGATCCCCTGGACGTATCCTTGATTATACAAAACCACCATTTTACCGTTCGTCTTGGTCGCCCGCATGATTTCGTCAACGTCTGAGACGTTCGCTGGGAGAGTAATGCTTGCTTCTGTCCTAAGAAAATCCCGCTGTACCTTAATTTCGATTGCCATTCTGTCTCCTAACCAGTTTATTTTCTTCCAGTTACGATTCTTTCACGATGGTCCTGGGAGCGCCACCAGCCTTACCCTTTTGGGCAAGTTTTGGCGCTTTTTGTGCGCTTGGGGGTCTTCCACCAGCGTGTTGTCCACCAGCCCCCTTACCGCCCCCTTGCTGCTGTTCGTTTTCCAAAATTGACGGATCAATGCCCATATCCTTCAATTCCTTCATTAATTCAATCTTGGCGAAAATCTTTCTCTTCTCCAGTTCTATTTCTTCCTTGAAGCTCTTATCGATTTCTCCTTGCGCGTTAGGAATATCCAAACGCTCAAAAACAGTGAGCCACGACAGAGGTGCTCCACCGCGTTTAAGCTGTAGATATAACATTTGCTGCTGCATGGCCGTAATCCTGAGCAGCGTACTCGGCACGGAAACAAGTCTTAATTTCCCTACAAAGAATTTTGCTCTCGTCAAACGGTCGTACATCGATGGCGATGTGGGGTACAACCCTTTATTCATTTCATCCGGCAAATGGCTAGGAACCATGTCGTCAGGATTGTAGTCAAACATCTCCTTGGCTATATTGTCTGGACCTACGTATTCGATCAGCCTTGCCGCATCAAACCATTGTGGAATCAGATACTTCATCCTCTCGCCTACGCGCTTGTTGGCCTTCTCAATGCGCATGGCAATTCCTTTGGCAATAGGACCGATGGACTCCAGCATCTTGTCGGCTGTATCGTTAGCGATATTCATTTTTATGTTCGCTAAATTTCCAACGTCATTTAATCCTAGCTGTGCGAGGAGAGACTCTTTCAGGTACTTCAGGAATGTCCAGTTCTCGCCTCCAACCATCACTTCTTCAGGCAATAATGATTGGAAACTCTTCTTCGGTTCTCCACCTGCTAATCCTAAGCGCACATCCTCTTCAAATATGTCGAAGTGTTCAATCTTTGGACCGCCGTTGGTATCGAGGTCATAGCCCATAGGAGGATTGAGCCGTGCCGTAATAACCTGATCGATCTTCCTCTCATGCTTGCGAATCGTTGTCTCGATGGACGCTACAGCCCCTACCAGTGACCTTCCTGACGGTTCCCAAGGAACGTCATCTACCGTGTATTGAATGATCGGAATTTCAGGGTCCCAATCGAAGGCAGGACCGTCATACATCGGTCTGCTCAGCCCGTTCGATGAAATGATGAGGCGAAGGTTTGGATATACCCTGCAATCCTCCACCATCGCTGGACGCATATAAGGCTGTCCGTTTCTGAATCCACCAAATATGTCCTTGCCCAAATAAGGAACGCGGTAGAACCACGTCGTTCCTGGATCGCCCATAGGAAGTTCATAACCAGTTGTGTTGATCCTCAAATCCCGAATAAAGGTATAGCGGATTTCCGTGTAGAGGTTGCCAAAAGACTTTCCTGCATCCTGCAAGTCTCCGTATCTCCACGTTGCCGCAAAGTCCTGACGCTTTGCCTGAATCAGAGATTTGTAATTATTCATGCCAACGGTTTGAAGTTGACCTTGAAATAATGGGAATCTCCCATGCGCCTCCGCAATCGGCATATAATCGTAAATTGTGCAAGCATAACAATCCTGAATATCGTTCGTCCTTGAAGGTACTTGAGTCGGCATCACATCTAAAAGTCCTAGTGCGTCAAAACTCATTTCTCTTGGGCCAAAACCATACTGAGTTGCACGGACTTTTGGCCATAAGAATCCAATTCCCATTACGGTCGCATATTGCAGAACTTTTAAGATTTGGTAAGGAAAATCGGATTCTAAATAAACGCATTTGCTTACTTTGGTCAGCATCTCTGCCATTTT